GCAACGGCCAGCCCCTGGGTGTTCAAGGCGATGTCCTGATTCTGCAAAGTTGGTTGGAGCACGGAAAGGGACGCCGCCGTGGGGGCGGTGGTAAGATCCCATCCGTCGGAGTCCGGCGATAGCGCGAGCGTGGAAATATAGGTCGTCATTGTCATCACCCCGTAGGACCGTTAGACGTGACCGTGCTGCCGCCAGTTTGAACGCCGGTAACTTGGTGTGCATGGTTGTCGAGCGTATGGCCGTTGGAGGTTATCTGCGCGGTAGACACGATGGGCGTACTGACGGTGATCTGCCCGCTACCTCCGCCAGTTACCGCGCCCTCAAGCTCGGTACCGCCAACCACGACCAAGTTCTCGTCCACCTGTGAGTTTCCTGTGACGGTGGAGTTTCCGTTTACGACCAAGTTGGTGTTGACGGTGAACGCAGAGGGCGTGAGCACGGCCGACACACCGCCCAGAACTATGCTGATGGCTGCCGGCGTTACCTGGACGTAGTTAGTCGGAGCGGTTCCGAGATTCCACCCACCAAAATAGAGCGCATCGGCGAAATTGAACCTGCGCGCCGACGCCGGAGCCCCGGCTGCACCAGTGGACTTGATGGAAGAGATGTCACGATCTGCGAAGAGCGCAAACCCAATATCGTTAACCACGGGATCGATGATAAGCGCGTTGGCACCGCCTTGGACACGAAGATACGGCACGCCGAAAATAGTAGTAGCCGGCCATACGGCCCCAGAACCATCAACCTGCCCAAGAAGCGGAAGCACGTCCACTGTGCCCACAGCCGAAGTGCCGCCGCCGTGGACAGCAACTACTTGCACCAGCGTTGCCACATTGAGCTTGGCGAGCGCGCGCTTAACCGCGAAGTCAAGCTGGTTCTTGCTAGTGTTGCCACTAGCAAGTTCCTGCTGGGGAATGACCGGGCGATCTGCCATCACGCACCTATCCAACTAGCGCTGAATTTCGTTTCCCACTTCCCATTTTGCTTCTCGCACTCCAGTTCGTGCTCAAGCCCGTGTACGCGCCACTTTCCGCACGCGGCCTGGATAGAGCTTTGCACAATCACCAGCCCTCCGAGCTTGATGGATGGATTGTACAGGCACTCCACCTTGATGCCCTTTTTGTCGAAAGTAGGGTAGCTCTTCATTCCGGTTGTGGCCGAGATCACCGGGACGTCGCCCGATCTAGCTGCACCGCGAGGAGCTATGAACATGACGCCGTTGTCCACGCCGAATTCAAGGTCCGCCGCATCGGCAAGATCCGCTGCTTGGTCGTACGCGCTTCCTTGAAGATATGGGCTGTGGACGCTCGCAGTGACGCCGTTGTTTTCGAAGGTGCAGCCCATCTGCCCAGACAAGCTTTGCATGAGCGTGGCCACAGACTGTCCGCCCTTGGAACTCTGCGGAGCGGCAGGGGCTACTCCGTGGTAGAACCCCTCCATGCTCTTGATCTCGAACATCAGTTCCGGTGCGCTCTTGTAGTCCGCACAGGCTTCTGTTATCTCACCCTGAAACGCCAAACTTGTTCCGTTGGTGTCCCCGGCAAAAATCTGTAGTTGGTTCTTGGAAACTTGCAGGGCCTTGAACGAAAGCATGGTGAGCTTGTTCATGTCAGCGCCAAGCATTCCGTAGATCTTGGCCGTGGCCTCGTTCTTAGACGGGTGTCCGCCCTTTTTGATGGTGACGGCGATCCGAAGTCCACTCAGCACCTTGACGTTATTTTTTCCGTCGAAAGTACCGCTAGCGAGCTTGATCGTTGCCTGGATTACTTTTTTGGTGTATGACAGCGGAGAGGCCATGGGTCACTTCATGTAGATGGAAATGTCACAATTCTGTGTTCCGAGCGTGACGCTCAACTGCTGTGAGGGGATGTCCTGGAGAGGAATGATCACGTTGGCGTTGCCGGAAGAAGCGTAGATCAGCACGTAGCGAGAGTCCAGGCCAGGACAAATGGGGTCTGTGTTGCCCTGCGTATCCACAAAGCCAATCTGCCCCACGAACCCAAGATAAGGGTAGTTGCCGATTGGTTTGTTGTTCAAGCACACCATGCCGGTGTATAGCACAGTGCCATTTACGGCGAGGTCACAATAGATCATTGTCATATGCCACGCACCGAGTTAGAAGAGTTGCCGTAAGCTTGTGTGCCGTTGAGTTTCTGCTGTGTGGTCTGTGAACTGTACGCCTGCTTCGCGCCCACGTTCTCATTGCCACTAGCGCTGGTAAGCACCAGTCCAGTGGCGAAAGGCGTAGAGCTTTTTTTCTTTTTTGGCGAAGATATTTTCTTGTACGAGGGGGACACTTGCCGAATCTGGACGAACTCCAGATCCACTACGAGCATGTTAGCTCCCTTGGACTGCGCACGTGGGTAGCTGAATTTTTCGAGCGTCATGCTTGCGTAAATTGCTTCCGGCGTGTAGATGCTATAGAGGTTTGCCGCCGCCACTTCGGTTTCAAGTACGACGATGAGCGCCGCCATGCCCGACTGCCCGCCCACCGCAAGACGAATCTTGGCTTTGGATGGCTCAAGAACTTTGTTGTAGCTTGTGAACGCTCCAAGCTCCACAGGAAAATCGCTGACCTTGGAATCGTGGTTGTACTTCAGGTCAAGAAAAGTGTCAACTGCGAACACCGCATTGCCAGACGCAGTGTAGACGCCCCACGTATTTACCGGAGAAGTGAAAGAAGTAGCGGCGGCCATTAGAACGCTCCATCACTTTGGTTCACAACATTTTCAAGTGCCCCGCCCACCCCGTTAGCGACCCCGTGCGCGTCGGTGGCCTGTGTCTCCACGGTCAGCTTTTCAATGTTGATGTGCTTGGAGTTATCCGAGTGGCGGCTAGAGGACATGATGCTGTTTCGTGTGGCCGGGGAGATGGCCGTACCGGCACTCGGCGCGGACACTCGTGTGGCCGGGGAGATGGCCGTACCGGCACTCGGCGCGGACACACCGTGTGCTCCGGCGTGCGGAGTCTGGAACAGCCCGCCAACTCCAGCGTAGGCGGGCTGTGGGCTTCCAGTGTGTGATACCGTGGAATTGACCGTGGCGGAGAGCGTGCCGCCGAGAATTTTGTTGAACGCCGACACTACCGTAGAAACCACCTTACCTACCGCAGCCAGCTTGTCTTCTATCCAGTTAAGCGCCGCAGCGGCGGCATTCTTGATCAATCCCCACGCGGCCTCGAAAACGTGAAACTTCGCACCAAGCGCCACGATGATACCGATCACCGCCGCTATTCCGGCAATGATCCACGCGATAGGCCCGAGCCCCATGATCCATGCCGCAGCCATCTGAATGCCGGCCCATGTTGCGGCTGCTCCGGTAGCGATCCACCCACCAACCACAACGGCGGCACTCGCCACAGCCTGCGCAGCGTGCGCGATCCAGCCAAAGATCATCTTTCCAGCAGCGGCAGCGGACTTGGCGGCTGCGCTTTCCGCATGTGTCTCCACGCCAAAGAACGCCAGAATGATTTGCACGCTATGCGCCATGGCCATGGTGGAGTGCGCCGCCCACGCAGCGATGGACAGGACTGAACTGTGGATGGTGGCGACAGCCATGAACCCGGCCATGGCGGCGATGCCTATCAGCACGTCCTTGACTACCTGCCCGTGATCCACGGCCCAATCACTGAAATTCAGGAGCGCATCACCTAGCTTCTGCATGGCAGGAAGCACCCATTGGGCAATCGTCTCCGTCACCTTGTCCATGGAGAATTTAAGATTCTTCATCATCTCCTCGGTGGCCGCTGACCGTGCCAGGTCAGCGTCCGAAGCGACGTACTTCTTGTTCTCATCGATCAGTTCGTGCATCTTCTCCTTGCCCTGGATAAGAAGACGAACCTGCGCGTCACTCATGCCTAGCCTGGAAAGCGCGGCCTTGGCCCGGAAGAAGTCCATTCCCTGCATTTTCTCGGAAAGGATGTCCATGGCTTCAACGGGCCCCTTGCCCTTGAACAGCTTCTCTCCAAGAGCTTCGGCGGACTTGCCCACGCCGCCCATAACGATCCCGAGCGCGGTAGCCGCCATCTTCGCACGCGGCAAGGCGGTGCCAATTGCGGCTAGCTTGGTTCCGAGCTGCTCCACCGCCTGCATGGTGCCCTCCATGGAGCCGCCCTCTTTCTCAGAGGCCATGCCGAGAGCTTCGATCTCCTGAGACGTCGTGTGCGTCTCCTTGGCGAGGCGACCAAGGGCAACTTGCGATTGGATCATGTGTTCCGTGAACGCCGCGAGCGCGCCCACACTGGCCATAACGCCGAAAAATTCCAGCGCGTGCTCCTTCAGCCCCTCGAAAAACTCCTTGCCCTTTTCTGCCTGCTTTTCCATGCCCTGCTCGAACTTGGTTGCATCAAGTCCGAGCGAGACAAGGAGTTCTTCGAGTTGACTGGCCATGTTAATCCGCCTTCACCATCAAGTTCTGGTTGTAGTTGTTCACCGAAATTACTTCGTAAAGATTGTACATATCTTCGGTGCCGTAGACGGTCTGTAGTTCGTGGAACGTGGCGTACTTGCTGCTGATTACCACGCCGGATATCGCGCTGACGTTTTCGTAATCTACGAACTTGTACTTGGGGCTGCTCTGGAAGCCCAAGTCCGGATTTTTTCGGCCAGCGAAAAACCCATGTGCAACTTCAGCACCTCCTTGCGCAGAAAAATGACCGTGTCGATTTCCTCAAGGTCGAAGTCGTTCAAGGAGCGAGTCAGCAACGGCTCCTTGATCTGTACGCACTTCATCATCTCGTCCAGTAGCGGTTCCACAGCATCCCAGTTCGCGCCGGAAAGCATCCCAACGCCCATAGCGGCGAGAGTAGCCATGCTCGCGCCGGCCGCGCTCTGGGGCATGGCGATCTTGCCGTTGCCGACGATAGCGAGAACGGCGCGGTACGCCCACTTCTCAGCGGGAATAGCAGCCATCTCGGTGATGTGAAAAACCTTGCCCTTGTCGCGTCCTTCGGTGTCGATGGTGATGTCGATCTCTTTTCGGCTCCCCATGGCTACATGTTCGCTTTCTGGACGCTCTCGAAGCTGATCTCGAATTCCTGCGATTCGAGCATCTTCTTGGCATCCGGAATGGGCTTGTAGTTGACGAGCCCGCCGTTGGTGCAGTTGTACTTGGCCCCGTTGCCCGGCATGGTGATCACCATGCCTCCGGCGATGGCATCCTGGTTCTGCACCTGGGCGTAGTACCACTGGTCGAAGTAGGCGATGGAGTAGGAGTCCGCCGCGAACTTGAACTTGATCTTGACCGGGTGCGGAAGCCAGCCGAGACTCTGGTGGCCGTCCACGCCCATGACGACTTCGGTAGCGGCAACGGAGTCGGAAGTGAACATATCGTCAGCGGCCCACTGCCCAAGCGCCACGCCGGAAGAAAGCACGCCGGGCACCGTGAGAATGATGGTCGCATTTGCGGAAGTGATCGTGCCCATGGAGCGCTCCTTATTGGATATTGACCGACGCGATGGTCATCTGATTGACGGACCCGCCATCCATGTACCACAGCGTGGTTACTGGGGAGGTGCGGTTGGCGCGCATGGTGGGCGTGGCGTTCTGGACCTGGAAGTACCAGCCGCGTTGGTTGAGCGTGGGATCGATGACGATCCCGGCAGCGGCATCCACGGCGGAGATCTGCGCTGAAGAAAGCGTAACGCCGGTATTGATCACGCCGTTCTTGAGCGCCATCTGCACGGGCGACCCGACGCCGGTAGTGACCGCGCTATCGATCATCGCGTAGCCAGCTTGGTTGTCCGGGATGGCCTGCTGGAGGAGCATGTTGTTCACTTCGGCGAGCTGTATGGCGGCATTGAGCCAGATAGCGCCGATGTACGAATCAAGCCACCCGTAGGAGCCGCTGATCCAGCCATTGGTGAAAACGTTGAACGAATAGTTTGCGGTGGCAAACGCTCCGTAGAAGCTGGTGAAGTTGGCGATGGCGTTGGCGTAGGACGTGGGGTCACTGATCGTCGCCGAGATGCCCGTGCCTTGCTTGGCCTGGATTGCCGCGCGCCCATTCTTGGCATTCCAGTTAATGCTTGCGATGAACCCGAGCGCGAAAGCCGCCGCGTCAGGACCGCCGTTTGCATTGGCGTAGACCGGAAAGCATCCTGCATAGCTGTTCGTTCTCACCCAGTAGGAAATGCACGTGGTGGACGCATTGCTGGAGGTGATCGTGGCGTCGGAATCGTACGGCGCGTAGACGAACTGCCCGCCAGTAGAGGAGTTCCACGAAGCAAACGCCATCTTGTCGGCGATGATCGGCTCGAAGGCCGTAGTGAACCCGGCCCAGTTCTGGGTATAAAGATCCAGCGCAGACATTGCAACGGCCGGAGTCATAGCTGCGGCGGTGCCGAGTGAGATGGTGCCGCCCGCTCCAAGCCCCATCGCGGCGACGGCGGCAGAAGTTCCTCCGCAGACCGTGACCGCGCCCGCACCCGTGGTTCCGGAAGTGATGGTGAACGCGTTGAAAAGCGAGTTGTAGGTGCAGGTAGTTCCGGCAGGAGCGCCGCCAGTGATCAACTGCGCGGCGAGCACGACGCCGGCATTAGAAATGGATGTTGCGGAGGAGAGGTTTACGGTGGCGACTGACACGGCGGCGCCATTGAGCGTCATGGTCAGCGTGCCGGTGGTGATGGCTTGCAGAGATGCCAGCGTAGTGGTGGACGGAAGCGACACGCCGCGCATGAACCCGCCGAGAGCCACCTGGGAATAACGCGAGAACCAGAGCGCCGTGGGCTTGAGCGTGCCGAGCGTGTAGCCGTTGAAGTAGATCTGCGCCATGTTGTATTCCAGCGAGTTGCTGGTGATGCTCTGCGCAGTGGCCTGGGTCCACGCAGTGTTGATGGTGACGGTGCCCACGCCGGTTCCAGACGTATAGGTGCCGAGCGCGGTGATGTACGTTCCAGGAGGGCACCCAGTAGCGAGCAAGCCCTGAATGGCTTGGCCCACTGCGAGCGTGCCGCTGGTGGTGGACACGATGGTCAGCGTACTGCCCGTGCACGTAGCGGTTCCGGACCATGCGTAGCTACCGAAGTAGGCGAGTACCTGCGTGGCGCTCGCAAAGCTGATCGGCGCGCCGACCGGGAGGTTGGGAGAGTTGGTCAAAATCATTCCGTTGAGAGCAAGCGGATTCCCGCCCGCGCTCAGTACGCTAGGAACGACGCTGACAATGTTGGAGGCAGGAATCGTGTTCATGCTGTGTCCTCTATAGGTGGTATGTCCTCGGCACGTTGATGATGTCTACCGTGGGAGCGGTTGTCAGGAATTGCTGTGGAGTGGCTATGGAGAAGATGACATTGACATGCACCTTCGCCGTCCACCTTTGCTCATACTGGCTCTCCTCATTGATGATGGCTGTGTACCTGGCCTCCTCGGCGTAAAGCGGCTCGATGGTGAGATTGTTCGTGACGCCAAAAGCCTCAAAGAACGTCGTAGCTATTTCGGTTTTGAAGAGCGCGTGTACGATCGTGGCTTTGTCCGCCGACCCAGGGCCGTAGAAGTCGAGCTGAAAAGGATAGTCCATGGATTGGTTGACTGTTTCTACGGACACGTTGTCGTAAGTGATTCTGGGTAGCGCGTAGATCCTGTGAGCCAAGCGCGAGATCATCACGAAGTCATCAAGCGGCTCCGGCACACCGTTTTCATTCGAAGTAACCACTTGCGTCATAGCCAGCCCGAGCACCGACATGATGAACGCTTGCACGGCCGCAACGACAAGCTGGTCTAGCGGAGCGTTGACCATGGCGGTGGTGGTCGTGGAGGAGTCGGGAGTTTGCCCGCCTCCAAGGGTGGTTTGCGCGAGCGCGTTGTTGTTGAGTGTGCCGCTCATGAGGTCGGCCCCTTCGTTTGTTTCTGCATGACGGCAGCGCACCAACCATCAGTGAACTGCTCTTTAACATGAACCACAAGCCACCACGTTCCGTCAGCCATCCCGATGATGTCCCCGCCAAGACCTTGCACACGATCAACCGAGTGCAGCGTAGTGTCTGCCCAGATGTTGTGGAGAAGCCCGCCGACATTGAGTTCGTCCATGTGCTTGAGTTGGTAGGTGGAAAGCTCCTGCACTTGTGCGGAGACTGTCGAAACGGTGTAGAGCGGCAGGCGCGGTCCTCCCGGGGACTGTGTGAAGCCGGCGTACGTGTAGAGCGTGACCGACACGTTTGAGTTGAGCGCGCCGACCACTCCCAGTGCAAGATCCAGAAGGCTCATAGGTCCACCCGGTAGTCCACAGATTTGAGCATGTTATGCGAGTCGATCAGTGGTTGGTCGAACCCCTTAGCGGCAATGGTCCCCGGTTTGAGCGGTTCCCCGTCGAAATTCATGATGCCGCTCTGAAGCTCCTCCTTCATTGCCAGCCCACACATCTCCAGCGCACTCTTGGCCTCGTAGTTGTACTTCAATAGCGCTGCGGCCATGAGGTTGCCCCAGTTCTCGTTGCCCTTCTCGATCCACTCATCCCAAAAAGGACGCGGGGGAAGGTTGTTCGCGGGGTCACCATCGTTAAGAATGCTCGCAATGTACGCGGCAGGCTGTTCGCTACCCTGCGCCCCTACACTAGGCTTTGCGCCGTCTTTCAGAGGACGCGGGCCGCTCCACCCAGCGGCGGTGCCGGCAAGAAACCCAACCTTGACCGTGGGATCGCCCGCGACTTTGGCCAGAATGCTTGCCAGCTTCTCGTTGAGCTTGTCTAGCCCGTGCATTTCGAGGTTTTCCATTTCACACTCCGTAGACGGTAGGATCGACGTAGTGCCCGCCCAGACGATAGGGCAGAGACGCTTGCCAGTAGGCCGCGCCGTACTTGGTTTGCGTGAACCAAGCCGAACTTCCGGGCGTGTGCATTTCAAGCGAGACATGCACGGAGCCGAGCCCGGCAGATGAAACGCGCCCAACCGTCTGGTTTGGCTGCTGGCCATTCACACCGCCGTTCATGGCGGCGATGTGCGCGGTAATCATCCACATGAACATGGTGAGCGTGGCCGCGTCTTTCACCAAACCCTCGCCGTCGTTCCTGCAATACAGGCCGGCCTCCGAAAAGTAGAGGCCGAGAATTGCGGGCTGTGCGGAGTTCAAGAGAACAAACTCCGGGTATCGGGCGAGAAAATCCGCCACTACGAACGTCGCTGGGATGGTGGGAGCGCTGGCCATGCCTACACCTCTTCGTCGTCTTTGTCCGGCGCATCACGCTCGTCGCGCTTGGAAATGCCCTTGATGCCAGTTTTCTTTGGGTCGATCTGCTCGAAGCCAGTCTGCGCGGTTTCCATCTCCCTCGCGGCGGCGATGCCGTCAGCTTTCTTCGCGGCGGGAACGGCCCACACCATCCTGTTCTTCAGGGGAGGATAGTCCGGGCCGACCTTCTTCACCCACGCATCCCAGAAGTCCTTGGCCACCGGCGTAACAGTGGAAGAGAACACAATGTACTCCTCCTTGGTGGGAATGAACTTGGGATGCGGGAGAATGTAGCGCGAGGATCGCGGCAGAGTGACCTTCTTGATGTCGTTCCCATCCTCTAAACACATGGTCAGTCCATTGGGCAGTTTGCAATAGACGCTGAGGAATTCCATTTCGTTCTCCTTAATTGTGGGCTACACGCCCAACAGGGTGGCGATGCCAACGGGCAACTTGATGATCGCGCCCCAGGTTCCACCGGACTTCTTCTGGTGAGTGCTGGAGGTCTTCCGCACGATGGCGTGAGCGCGGACCTTCTCGGTAAAGGCGCAGAACCCGACCTTCTGTCCCTGGATCTTCGGCGCAATCATCTGCACCATGTTGCCGGAGACGGGGATGACGTACTGCTGGGCAGTCTTGATCACCATCTTGGGGAAGGCTTCCTTGAGGTACGCCTTCACGGACGGCGCGCCGAGCACGTAGGTCATGGGGGTGAGCATGTACGGCTGCACGGTGGAGGGCATCCCTAGGATCAGCTCGTCCTCCATTTCCAGGTTGCCCTGAGTCTGGGTCTGGAGCGTGACGAAGAGGTTCTGGATGTCGGCAAAGATCTGCACGCCGGTAGCACTCTTCCAGACACCGGCGAGCGGAGAGATCGCGGCCGGAAGCGAAGGATCGTTGGTCAGGCCGTAGTTATCCAGGCCGGCGACACCGAAGAAGTAGGTGCGGTTCTGGAAAGTGTTCATGATGAGCGCGGAAGCGACATTCTGCTCCGCCGCCCAGTCAAGCTTTGCCAGACCGGCCTTGGCCAGTTCCTTGTCGCCCCAGCGAGTGAAGCACTGGTAGGCGTACGACTGGCGAGGAATCCAGTTCGCATCGGCACCGACGAGCCCGTTGTCGTTATCGTCGCCATAGCTCGACACCTCACCGACACTTTCCAGCATCGGGAACTGGGCAGAATCCATGAGCCAGTCACCCTTCTTGACTTCGCCGAAGATCTCCACGGCTTTCAGAGGGGTGGTGATGACGCGGACCACTTCAGGATCGAGGTAGTTCGACAGATAGTTCGGAATGCCGGCGTTGGCGACGGTGACCATACCGGACTGGATGAGGTTGGTGGGCGCGTCCTGTGCCATCTGCATGGCCTGATCGAGCGCCATGCCACGGTGGTCATGCACATCGACGCACGGGATCAGCGCGTGATCGCCGCTGTCCATGCCGATGCCGTAGCGCTCGGCCAGAAGGAGGGTTTCTTGAGTGAATTTTTCCATGTTATCGCTCCTTACCACCGAGTGCCAATTTTGACGAGATCACCGACGTTCCCGGCAGACAGGAAATACCAGGGAGTCTCGATGAACGAAGAGAACTGGAACGCCTGCGCGGTGATCGTAGCGGTGGCGTTCGACGGGCCGATCGTGTAGGTGCCCGCCGCGCCGACGCCGGTTCCGAGAGCGGCGACGTACGCACCGGACGGAAGGCCGGCAGTGGCGCAGTAGATCGACTGGCCCACGGCGATGGTGCCAACGTAGGTTCCGGCGTTCATCGTCAGAGCGCTGGTGCCGGAGGCGATGGTGCCACTGGTAGCAGTGGCCCCGCCGATACCGACGTTGGCGATGGTGGTGAACGTTCCACCAGTAGAAGCGGTGACCGCCGCCAGGGTGAGGTTCACGGTGCCGGCGGTGCCGTTGTAAGTGCCGAAGCTCTCGATGTAGGTCGGGAACTGCCCGTTGAGACCAGGGCCGGAGATCTGCTGACCGACCGCCACGACGCCGGAGCCGGTAGCGGTGATGTTCATGCTGTACGAGCCGACGGTGGTGGTGGCGGTTACGGCAGCGGCCGAACCCACGTTCGCGGTGATGAACGCACCAGGAGCACCAGGGTAGATGTCGCCGGAGAACAGGTTGGCGAACACCTTCTGGTTGATGGCGGCGTCGGCGTAGACGGTCTTGCCCCAGAAGGAGCCGCGATTGTAGAACGCACCAACCTGGTATCCCGCAGGGACCACCATGCCGTTCTGTGCCAACCACGTGGTGATCAACGCCTGCTGCTCGTTGCCGATGAAGCCGTCAGGCAGGGTGGGGACGGTGGGGCTGAAGTTGTTGATGGTGCCGAGTCCGGTCGAAGCGGCAAAGTTCTGCCATGCGAACTTGCCGACGCTGACACCGAGAACACCGGCGGTGAGGTTGAACTGCCCCGCGTTCACGGTGGCGGTGGGGTCCATCGACGCGCGAGCGCCCCAGTTACCAACGGCAGGGTAGAGAGAAACAGCTTGCTGAAAACCGACCATGTTGCCTCCTTTTTAGCCCAGAGCGGGCATGTTGGGGTAGCGTTCGGAAAGGGTCTTGGTGAGCGCGGCGTCCTGCCCGAAGCGCGGGGCCGGCTTGAGCTTTGCGTCCTCGGCCACCAGGAGCGCGTTGAAGACGTGCTTGAGGGAAGACTTCGGCATGGCCGAATAGTCAACCTTCTTTGCCTTCAGCCCCATGGCGTAGATATCCGCTGCGGAGTCGCAAGCGAGCACGTTCACCTCTCCGACGACGGACTTAACGGCGGCGGCGGCTTCATAGAGCGCCTGCAAACGCTGCATGGTGGCGTCGGAGGCGATCCTGGAGATGGCTGCGTCGTGCGCTTCTTCATCCTTGGCGCACGCCTTGTCCTTGGCCTTCTTCTTGTCCTTGGCCTTCTTCTCGTCTTCCTCGCTCTCGTCGCCACTTTCGGCGTCGTCCTCGTCTTCCTCGCTGGCGTCGTCCTCCTTCTTGTCCTTGGCCTTCTTCTTGTCCTTGGCCTCCTGCATCTTTTCCTTCATCTTTTCGGCGTTCTTGCGCAGAGCGGG